GGCGTTTTAGGTGACGCCCGCACCTGCACTAGAAACTAGCTGCAGGCGACCCAGCCTACCTTATAACCTAATATGGAATCGCGGGGTGTGACTCCCCTCTCAATGCCAGGCTGGCCTTGAGGATCCCCAGTTATTTTATAAGTGGCAGTTGCTAGAACGACCTCAGAGGTGAAATTTTCCAGACCGATTCGACTGAACCGGGCCGGGCGATAACATCTGAGGAAGCCGATGCCGCTGCTTCTCCATCTGACTTGCTTGCGCCAAAGACTTTCATCCACATGCAGTACGATATCGCCAAGGCTTTCGGGCCCCACGCAATAGCGTATGTGCAGCGGTAGTGAGTCACGCAATCCAAGCCAGAGTCTCCGTAGAGCTCTATGACGGTAACCGACGGTCGGGTTGTTAAGGCCCAATCTTCGGACTCCGTTACAGAGGGATATAAGTTGCTGAGGTTCATTTGGCGTTTCCTTTATATAGTGCGGACGGACGTCCTCACCATTGAAGTAGTCGCCACCACAGCTTTCTCTGAACATTCCATAAGTAAAGGATTTCTCCTTATTTACAGTCATTCCAAAGAAACTTAAAGCGGCAATCACATCACTCGAACTACGGGTAGGGCAGATGATATCATCGCCGTACACGAAAACATTCTTTCCAGCCTTATGAGCCGGATTGAGTGCTAAGACAATGGCCAAGAAGACCAACGTCTCAAGTTCGAATGTAAAACCGTTTCCCATACTCGAAAACTTCTCGAGCAATACCACCTGATTCCCAATCAGAGTGGTGGGCGATCTAAGGTCGTTTAAAACCTCGAACCACCTCTTAGGAAGGAGAAGCTCAACAAGCCTTCTCGCGACGGAGTCGCTAGCATTTTTGAGATCCAACGTACAGTAATCACCAGTTTTGCTGGCTTCACAGGCTACCCGCCTGTGGAGATCCTGTCCGTTCCGCAGGTCAATGCCTGCAGTGAGTAACCGATCACGAATGACCGATCCATATCCTAGTTGATAGAATATGTTTATACTAGGTTCCACGGCAATGCCGCGATCCTTGGTACAGTCCTTGGGAACCGTTGTAAAGCGATTCCCTCGAACAAACTCGGGTCTCCGGTATTCACTTTTCGCAGCGCAAGCAGACGCCCAAAGCGTCCCAGACCATTGAAACAAAAATGGCCAAGCTGCTGAAGTGAGAGTGGGTCGGGAAGACATCTTATCAGGGATGGTTGTCAACATTCCCTTATCGCCATAAGTAGAACCTGGACCGAACCGACCTCTCACGAGGTTAGGCACGGGACCAAGAATGTCTGCCACTATTTTCCGCGCCCGCAGCAGATAATCTGCGAGGCGCCCGTCAACAGGGTCTTCCGGGGTTAGAGATCCCGAAAGGATATCCTGCACATACGGGTAGAGGCGACGATTAGTTCTACTGCAGTCACGCTCCCCAATCCAAAAATTCTCAACGGCAACGGCCTTACGGTCGAAACTCGTCGGAAGGTCCTGGGTTTTGCGAAGCAAAGCGCTAACATTGGCGTCAAGCCAATACTCTTTAGCGTTTGTGTACTGCAACGGATCGACCTTTAAACTAGCAAGGTCGTCCCACCGTTGTTCACGAATCAGCCGGATGGCTTCATGTGAACGCGGGGTGGCGAGCTCTCCGAAGTAACGCAAGAGCGCACGTTCCACAGCTGTGGGTAACGCATATGACACGGTCTTCTCCTAGTGGTTAGGATTGTTTCAGGTGGCAGAGTAGCCAGCTTTGAGACAACTCTTGATCAAGGTCGCGTGGCAGAGGTTCATCCCCTGCTCCACGGCCTCGGCAAGGTCGGCGTCCGGCATTTCGACCGGAACCGCAACGCTCAACGTAAAGTTGAGACGTTTGTCTACCGAAACACGACCGGTGGAAGTGTCTGTGAACAGACTCGGAAAAGAGAAGTTGGCCACCATCTTGCGCGCCGACCCGTCTCCATTACTGGAAGACTGAAGTCGGAGCTCAGGACGTTGTCCAATCGCTCCCCCCGCACTGTTCGAACGCCAGACGGCGGGCGTTTTATCGCCCGCGGACGGTACGACACCAGTGAAGGTGACGTCCGTTGAACCATCCGCTTTCTTAACCACAATATCGGCCAATGCTGGCATGATAAACCTTTATGAAAGGATTCGCTGCTTCGGCTAATGCCTAGGCAACAGTTGAATTAGGAGCGCCATTGCTGTAGCTCCCCGGGTTGTCGAAAAGCCTTTGAAGGGCTTAAAATGAAGCGTAGGTCCGACAAGGCCTAGCGCTCGACCCGCGTTCACACCGTGGAAGTTCCCAAACCCGCCTGCTTTCGCAGGAGCGTGTCCAGGAGAGAATTTCTCCGTACGGTATGCGCGGAAAGTTTGGATCTTATACGACCTGTAGGGATCAAGTACATCAATCCCTAGGAAGTCAGTAGCCGCGGACATTACAGCACCCGCAGTACTGAACCAATCAACAACGAAGCTGAAAGGAATCGTTTCCCAAACCACTGACACAGGGTTAGCTAGACCGAGGTCATTCAGAAGAGTGGCATTAGGGTTGACAACCCTAATACGGCAACGCTGCCGAACACTTGTGACAGTATTCTGCTGATCATACGTGTTTTCACCCGTAGATGCGTTGGTCGTCTTGACAATGCTTAAACGATCGTTCTTAGCACCGCCCGACAACACGTTGGAATGGAAGTCCCTTCCCAGGGCTCCGATTCCAGCAAAAATATCCGCAAGGAGTGGCTCCCAGCCGAAGTGGTATTCCAACCACAAACCGGACAAGGATTTACCTTTTTTACGGGCGCCAGGAGGCACGCCCATCCTTAGGATTTTAGCCGCGCCATAAATGTCCCTTTTGAGGACTTTGCGTGTGAATTTGATCAGAGTTCCGATCCGATCCACAGCGCCGTCATAGGTCTTGCGAGCTTCTATGACGTTATTGGCCCACTGAGAAGACTCACCCACTTTGCCCAAAAGCTTACTGTACGCCTTTTCGGACGCATCAGTAAAATCTTGAACATTACCGAGTGACACCATTGCTGGCATCACCCAGTATCCGTTCACAGCCTGAGACGGATCGCCCTCGTCAAAAAACAACGAGTAATCGATCTGCATCAGAGTGGTGCTGAGAGCGAGGGGTAAGTTAAAAGGCTTCTTCTGCCGATACCAGGTCCGAGATAACTCAAAATTCGGGTTCTGGTATCCACTCGGCAGGGGAGGAGCTCGAAGTGTGAAGACCTTCTGAAAAGGTCCAGTAACAGGGAGCATGTCAAGGCTCCCTCGGCGGTGTCAATCGCCGACTTCTATAACGTTCTACTAACTTCAGGAGGATCGGACCAATTACGGTCACTACAAGTCCTAAAGCAGAAAGCCAAGCGGGGTTTTGACGCCCCTCTTCACATTGGGGTTTAATCTCCATAGTGAGCCTTTCTGTAGTGTTACGACAAGTCAGATTACCGCTCCCCTAGGTGGGGAGTGCTGACAGTCTACCGGGAGCTACCCGGGTTCCTAACTTCTAATCAACGGTTGCTAAAGCCGTCTCTTGCCAGTAGTCAAGTCTTGGCGTAAATGGGCAATAATACACCCAAATACCATCCCCGTTATCAAAGGGGATGTCTAAAACGAACTTGTAATCCAGTTCGAGCCAAAACAGATCCGCAGGCAACATGGTAAAGCTCCATAGAAGTTAGGGATAGAAAAGGTCCTTCTCGCCTTGCGGCGGGGAG